ATTGGAACTCTTAATTTTTCTTGGTCTGTCAATGTTCTTGAAAAGTTTCCTGTAAAGCCAGAAGCACTGATTGTTTGTGTTTCATAACTTAAATCGTGTGCAGTATTTGATGCTGTTGATTTAGTCGCATCAGAAAAATCTTTGTTCTCATCTAATTGATAACGAACTGCTAACTTATCGTAAGATGATGAGAAATGATTTCCGTTATATGCTTTTGGAACACGAACGTGATTATCAAATATACTTGAACTCAATGGTTCTGACCACAAACGATATTCCATTAATGAACCACTAAATTGTGTTCCGAAAGAACTACCACTACCACCAAGATAAATGTGTCCACTTGAAGTAAAGGCAGCATTTATTGCTGATGAAGTAATCTCCATACTTTGACTATCTTGAAATAAAATCTTTTGTCTTGATTGTTCATAATACTTTGTAGTCAATTCAAATGATGAACTTGCATAAATACTATCATCATCAAACTCAACACCATTACTTGCTGACTTTCTTGTCAACATAACTGACCAAAACTCATCATTATAAAATGGTTGTAGTGATGAAGTAATATAATTTACACTTCCGTCTGAACCACTAATGGTAAATCTTAGATGTCCATAATTGTCTGTTGTTCCATTGTCTTGTAGATGAATTGCAAAGTTGTCATCTTTTTGTAATAACACCATTGAACCCGATGAACCAACACTATGTGGTGTTCTAAATCTAAACTCAATAGTATCAGGTATTAATCCGTCTGAACCTGCTTTCCAATTTGACTTTAAGAATTGTGCTGCTTTGAAGTCCATAGCTCTTGTGAACTTTCTTTTTATTTCATAACTAACTCTTGTTCCTTTATCTGGTCCACCATATTCACGAACTCTTAACATTGTGCTTGGTATACCATAACAATTTAGTAATCCTTTGATTGCTCTTTCTGTTCCTTTTGTTTTTACAAAGAAAGGTAAATTTGCTAATATTCTTTTCCAAATCTTTTCTGTTATTTCTTCTTGTGGTGTTTCATACAAAGCTGTTCCGTCTGTATTTTTACCTAACAAATAAGTTGGTAAAGTTAATAAATCATTACCACTAAATAAATTCAGTCCAAGAGCTTTTGCATAATGAACTGCCACATCTTTCGAGATACCTTCTGATAATTTATTAACACGAACATTTAAATCTGTTATAGATTTTGTATAAGTCCAAACCTCATCAAATTGTTGTCCGACCATATCCATAAATTCTAAGAACACATTGTTTTCAGTATCCGCATAAATGTGTTCAGGTAATGAGTTTCGTAATGAATTCATATTTCTTTGGTCATAATCAGAAGCACTTAATATCATATTATCAAACCAAGTTGTTGCTGTTGCACTACTCACTGCCTCTAATGTATATGGTGATGATGAGTTAGACTTAGGCCAACTTGTATCGTGAAATTGTCCGTCTGATGAACTTACATAAGATGAACTTTCAAAATACATATAATGTTCAAACGGGTCAAAAGAATTTTTTACCCTTTGTCTTTTTGCTTCAATTGATTGTATTTGTGTTAATGAACTTGATACATTTAATAATGAAGAACTATCAGTATTGTATCCCTCAATTAATTCTAATTTCTTTTTAAAATTACGAAGTCTTGTTTCGGCATTTGAGAAATGAACAAAGTTTCCAAAGCCAGTATCATCTGCTTCTAAATTTAAATCTGTTGTAGTTCTTTGATAATCAATGTTTGGTTGAACATCTAATAAACTTTGTGATATTAGTAATCTTTCTATATCACGAGTATCTTCAGCGTTTGAACTTGTTAGTGAGTTATGTGTTCCATATTGTGTTCCTTGAAAATTAATCGGATTGTCAGCTGAATTAAAGTTTGGTAGTCGTAAGAATATTCCGTCATCAATATCATCTTCAAAAGGAATTAATCTTACATTATCAACATAGTCAGGTAATCTTTTTTCTACAAAGGTAAAACCCTCTCCAAATGCGATATCAGGAGAAAGTGGTTGTTTTGTTTTTAAAATTCTTTGTTGTCCATCAACACCTAATACACTATTTGTAACAAGATAATATTGTGAGTCAATCTTTACATAAGTCTTGTATCTTTCAATATTATTCTTTACATAGTTTACTTTAAATCCTTTGAAACGATTTGCTACTTGGTCATCACCTTTATGTTTATATAAATTTACTCCGTCATTATAAGATAGTGAAACACGAACACGATTACTATCAATCACTTCTTCAATAGTAGCTACATAATCTCTTGGTGATAAATTTGATTGTTCTTGATTTGGATTAACAATTTCCTCTTTTGCTGTTTGTCCAAATCTATTATTTACCTCACCATTTGGTTTAATAACTTTTCTTTTTACTAATTCATCTTTTGTGTATGCTCCACCTACATTACCCAATCCGTCTGAAACTAAACTCGCCTTTGTTTCGTCAGATACAAAAAATGGTTCACCTGCTTCATCTCTACCACTTTCAACGTGGTTTCTAAATTCATCTCTTAATGCTTGAATACTTGGTGGTGGATTTTTTGGGTCAAACCTCGCATCTTTTATTGGGTCATTAACTAATTTTCCGTCAACACCTATTTCTTCTAACACTACTCCACCTGGTCCAAGAACTTCTGTTACTCCGTCTGGTCTAAGAATTGTTTGTGAACCTTTAAAGGTTGGCCCTTGAACAATATTTTGTGGTTTTGGTTGTGGTGCAACAACTCTTGGTGCACTACTTTTTCTTATCCTCGTATTACGACGACCACCTGCTCCAACTTGTCTTGATTTTGTAGTTGCTCTTGCCATTAGTATCTACCTCCAACTTGTCGTCTTGTAGGTCTTGACACTGCTCGTTCAGGTCTTGAAGCAGCAGTTCTTATTGGTGATGCCGCTGGACTTGTAGTGGTTGGTTTTGGTTCAACCGCTTGTGGTCTCGGTGGTGGTGGTGAAACTTCTGGTGCTCGTGGTATTGGGTTATTGATTGGTTGACCTGCGATTGTTCTTATAGGTCTTACTTCCACAACTGGCACACTTGGTCTTGGTCGAACAATCTGAATAACTGAACGAACTGGTATAGGTGTATATGTTTTTTTTGTTTTCCTTGTGATATCAACTTGTTCGTTAATAACATTGATTACTGACTCAGCACCTATATCTTTTGGTTTTCTTTTATAACCACTTTTGATATTATTTTTCGCATTACCTCTGATAGATTTTTTCTTTCTATCATCTACACGAATTTGTTTTCTTGTAATTTTTTTAGATTTCTTTTTCTTTTTAGTTGTTATATCAAGACCTAAAATTTCTTGTGGTTTAGCTCCACCACTTCCTAAAACTCCAAGACCAGATTTAATATCAGGTAAATCCTCATACAATGGACCTGGCGGCGGTGGTGGTGGTGGACTAATTATTATATCTTTATCTTTTTTAATTTCTTTTAAATCATTATCTGAAATAATTTCATCACCTTTTTTATCGTCTTGATTTGGACTACTTAATTCTATGTCAACTGGAAATCCATTTACGGTTTGTGGTTTGACTTCTTGCTTTTCGTCAAATGGTCTTGGGACAAATTCTTTGTTTCTTATTTCATCTTTTGGTATTTCAAGTCTTCGTATTTCCTCTAATGGTCTGTTAACAACTCTAATTCCTTGACCACCACGACCTCCCGGTGTTATCTCTGCTCGTCCTTCTTTTCTACGAATTCCGTCAGTTCTTACATTTACTCCTATGAAAGCTCTTCTTGCCATTAGAATTCACCTCTTCCACGACCTCTTTCTTGTAAAGCGCCGTCTGCTATTTGTCTTTCATTTGGGTCAGGGTCATTTAACATAATGTCAATTAATTCTTTATTTGATATTCCGTCTGTAAAGAAATCTGATGCTGCTCCCTCATCAAGAAGTCCTTGTAGATATGGTGAGTCATCATCATCATCATCTAAAACAATATCACTATTGTCTGTATCTTCATCTCCGTCAACTTTAAATAAGTCTGGTATAATAATTTGGCCACCTACCATATTTTGTGTGAACCCTCTATCTTGTGGGTCAATATCAAACTCTAATACATGCGGGTCTTTTGTGTCAAACTTTATAGTTCCTTTGTTAGATTTATTGATTGGTTGATATTGTATCATTTCACCCATTTCAGAAAACTCATAAATATATTCTTGATTTTTTATTTTGTCATCAAGTTGTAATATAAATTCTGTTCTGTCTGGTGATGTTTCTACAAGTTTGTATTTCATTTCTTTAATAAAGACTTCTTCTCTTTCTGCTTTATTTGTTTCATCACCTTTTGATTTAAAGAATTTTACTTGTCCGTCAACAACATCTCTATCAACTTGTTTATCAAAAACCATTCCATTTGAGTCAACAAATTGTGTTGTTTCTCTACCAGCTAATCTTCTTAAAAACTTATATGTAACATTATAATCACCCTCACTAAAACCTAAATCTCGTAAGTGTTGTCCAACATTGATATCAATAAAATCTCCGTCATTTTCTAAATGAACTTCATCAAGACCCATAATTTTACTGATAAGAAAATTACCTGACATATCATAAACATACAATACCATAAAGTCAGATATTAAATCTCTACCCCAACTACTATAAACCTTTTCAGGATTAAAGTATTGGTTTCTTTCTTCTTGTGTAAATCCGTATTCTAATGCCATTATTTTTCATCTTTCTGGTATGGAAATCCTAATTGTAACCAAATTCTTTGACCCTCGTTTGTATGATACAATTGTTTGTTAATTACATCATCATAGTGATATCCGTCTAAATCTCTTTTTAAATCTCTATAATTAGCTCTTGGTCTACCACTTCCACCTATTCTTTTCTTTTTACCTTTCTTTCTAAATTTTTCTACTTTGATTTTATCTTGTCTAAACTCTTCCCAACCCTCTGCGTTCTTACCACCTTTTTTACCTTCAACTTTAAAAAATTCATTTATTTTTGAGTGTAGTTTTTTTGTAGATATATCTGGACCATTTTCTTCTCCAAAATAATAATTCATAACTTGAATTAGATTATCTCGTTTTGTTAATTGAAATTCTATTTCCTCATCTGAAACTTCATCACCTTGTTCGTCCTCATCTTCTTCATCATCTTCTTCTGGTTGAAAATAATACTTAAAGTCATCATCTAATTCACCCTCAAAAAAGTATTGTGCATTTTCTAAACGAACTTCTTCAAACTCCTCCTCTAAAGCTACACCTGCTTCCTTTGATTCAAACGATACTAAAAATCCGTCATCATCTCTTAATGGTGTATTAGCATCCAAAGAACCTGATATCTGTTGTTGTTCTTTTAGAAAGTCAATTTCTTTTTGATATTCTATTTCTGAACCATTTAAGATATTATTATATATTTCAGATTTTTTTGCTGCGTCACTTGGTAAGTATGGCATTGTTTTATCTCACTACTCTAAATTCATAATTGTCATCATAGTAATTTATTGTTTCTTCGGTAGTTCCACTACCACTTATAACTTTAACACTAAACCTATAATTTCTTTCTGCTTGAAATCCGTCCATTTGAACTCGGAAAAAATTACCAGTGCTATCACAACTTATTGCAGAACCTGTTCCAAATGGAACTATTACTTCTTCTGTATCTGCGTCTTTCACTTGATAAAAAACTGATGCGCTTGGTAAGTATTTTATTGTAAGTTCACTTGGTGTAGCACTAAAACTTGATGAAGGATATAACTCTCTACCAACAAGTCTGAATTTAACTATTGATTTTTCTTGATACTCTGGTCTAAGATTTTTAAAATATATTTTTAAGTTTTCTAAATCTGTTGAACTTAATGGTGATAAACTTCCTGTTGACCAAGAACTATCGTCCCAAACTGCTTCTAATTTAGGTGGATAGATTGTGTGTGTTTCTCTTGAAAAGTATTTTAGATTACCTAAACGACTACTATCACCCTCTTGTCCTGCGTCAAAGTCAAACATAGATGAACTCGGGTGGTCTCCGTGAGAACCACTATCTTCTCTTTTAACAATAAAGCCGTTGTTCGGGTAATCTGATGATGAGTATATAAAGTTATTTACCAAGTCAGTTACATTTGCTCTAACATCTTTTTTATCAAATGTTAAATCGTATGATGTAGAAACTTCATATTGTCCTGTGCTTGCTGTAAACCAAGCACCACCATCAGTCAATACTGAACCTGTTACCCAAGGCGTTTTTGCCTCGTGGTCTCTATATTGATAAGTTGCTCCGTCATCTGTTACGGGGTCGTGGTCAAGTTTTCCTGTTCCTTGTTTCCAACTACCACTAACCATATAAATGTGTAGTGGTTGTTCTACTTCAACTTCTTCAGAAGTTGCGTCAAATAAATTTAAATAATACTTTGCAGTAGAAGGTATTTTTCCGTCAACAACTGATTGTGAAATGTAAGTTAAGTCAAAGTCAATCAATATTCTTGATACATTTCCTACCGTACCGTTATTGTTTACAACTTTATTAATTTCTAATATTTCATCAATACCTGTATTTCTTGATGCTGTTGTTCCACCTGAATAAAGTGTTGTATCTCTTTTACCGAATTCAAAATAATGCATTATTTATCTCCCACTACTCTACCCTCAATATCTGTATTAGGGAATTTAAGTTCAAATATACTTGGGTCTAATGATGGATATACAATTCCGTCTTTTGTTGCGGATATCATATCATAAGTGTTTCCACTATATCCCTCACCTGATAAGTATTTATTTTCAATAACTATTAATTCTTTGTTTGGATTATTTTCTGCTGGTGGAACTAATGATACCACACCATCACAAGTAGAAATCTGATATGCTAAATCACTCAATATGATTGGTTGGTTCATTTGCCACTTTTCAATAGCAAAGAAATCTTTTACTTTTTGTATCGTTCTAAACAACACATCATTTTTATTATATCCTCTTTGTGTGATGATATTATATTTTACACTAAAATTAATAATGTATCCGTCTTTAAGATTAATAGCATCTGTTAACAATCTATATTGTGATAGATATGTTTTTATATTTTGTTTCACCGCTGTATTTAGTCTTGTTAATTCTTTATTAGAGTTATAACCTAATAAATACATATTTAGTGCTAATGGATTTTTTACCGCTGTGCTATTCTGTCTTGTGTCAGTTATAATTCCATCATTAACCACTAATTGTCCTTGTGCTTCTAATTGTTCGTCTTGAACAATATATGCTTTTGCTACATTACCATATTTTTGTGGTAAAGAATAAACTCTTGTTATGTAGTCTGCTTTGGTTACCGCTCTATTCTGTGAATTAAAATATGCAGATGCGTTTTGTTTAATTTCTGTATTGGTTTCTGTTGATGAACCACCTGATGCTGGCTCTTCATTATTTACGGTAAGACTTGCTTCTACCGTATCTAATGTATCACTATTTAGTCCTGTTGTAGAATTTGTATAAGTTAATCTGTTGAAAGATTGAATAGTGTTTGAAGCTACATTGTGTTCAACTGCACCACCATAATTATAAGTCACGGTAAGTGTCGTATTACTTGGAGCTAATCCAAATGTTCTTGTTTTTAAGAAATTACTTGGGTCAAAACTTTCGTCTAATCTTGAAACACCAAAACCTAATCTTGAACCAACATTATCAGGATTTGGAATTATTTCCTCGTCTGCATTATCACTAATACCTGAACCAAATCTTAATTCCATTTTATCATCTTCACGAACTCTTGTTGTAAATCTTCTCGCTGCTTTGATTT